AGGAGAGTTTGAAAAAGCAAGATTGCTAGAAAACATTAACAAAAAAACGTTAGAGAAAATGGATAGTGAAGGAATAGAAGACTTAGATGAAATTTTAGAAGTTTTTCCTTTTGATCCAGACAAACCTAAAATGGCAAAAGGTGGTCGTGTAGGGTTTGCTGATGGTAAAGACGTTCCTGGCGGGGGTAAATTGCCAATGTCACGTAGAGGTTTTCTTGGTGTGTTAGGAGGTGGAATCGCTACGTTGATGGGAGGCAAAGCTTTAATACCTGCTGCAAAAACAGGTATCACCGCAGCAAAAACATTATCAGCACCGGGTATGCCTAAATGGTTCCCATTACTTGTCAGTAAGATACAAACAAAAGGTAATTTAGTATCTCCTGCAGCACCACAAAAAGGTGAAGTAAATGCGATGTATAAATACATGGATGGTAAAACTGAATATAAAATGGTAGAAGATGTAAACACAGGACGAATAGATGTTTATACTGTAGCGGATGATGGTACTCAAGTTAGTTTTGAATATGAGCCATCATTACAAAGATATTTTGAAGATGGTCGTAGCGTAACAGAAGAACCATCATTTTTTGTTGGAGAGTTTAGAAAAGGTTCTGAGCCTAGTGGAGATTTTGAACAATACTCAATGGGAATGGATGAAGTTACAACTGATCTTCGCAACGTTGAAGAATTTGCAACTAGAGGAACCACGATGCAAGCAGATAATGCAATAGAAGACTTTATAAAAAGAACAAAACAACAAGAACCAGGATTTAAACTAGGTGGATTAGTGCCACCACAAGCAGGACCGATGCCGAATGGAGTAGGTTCATTATTTAGACAGAGGACAGCATAATGGCTATAGATAAAAACACCCCAATACTTCCGCCTAAACAAACTAGGACAAACATGAAAGTTCCTAATCAGCAAGCTCAGTTGGAAAAAATACAAATGAACTTAACACAACAACCACCTGTTGAAATAAAAGAAACAGAAGATGGCGGTGTTGAAGTTGATTTTGATCCAGCAGCAGTTGTACCTGAAGGCGGACAATCACATGATGAAAATTTAGCTGACTTTTTAGAAGAAGATATTCTACAAGAAATTTCTAACGACCTTTTAGAAAACTATGAAAGCTGTAAATCATCAAGAGCAGATTGGGAAGACACTTATACAAAAGGTTTAGACCTATTAGGTTTTAAATACGAAAATAGATCAGAACCATTCCAAGGTTCTAGTGGTGCTACACACCCTGTACTTGCAGAAGCTGTTACACAATTTCAATCTCTTGCATACAAAGAATTACTACCAGCAGGCGGTCCAGTTAGAACACAGATTGTAGGAAACGTAGACCCTGCAAGAGAAGACCAAGCAGAACGTGTTAAAGATTATATGAACTATCAGTTAATGGTAGAAATGAAAGAGTACGAGCCAGAGTTTGATCAAATGTTATTTAACTTACCTCTGTCAGGTTCTACATTTAAAAAAGTTTACTACGACCAATTACTAGGTCGTTGTGTATCTAAGTTTGTTCCCGCAGAAGATTTATATGTTCCTTACACAACTACATCATTAGATGATTCTGATTGTGTTATTCATTCTATAAGAATGACAGGAAATGATTTATTAAAAAATCAACTAACAGGTTTTTACAGTGACATAGAATTGACACAATCTGGATCAGTTGAACCTGATGAAATTAGAGATAAGAAAAATGATCTAGAAGGTATTGAAATGGCTGAACTAGAAAAAAGTGAAATATACACTTTACTAGAATGTCATGTTGAAATGTCTATTACTGGCTTTGGAGAAGTTGATCCAGAGACAGGAGAGGAAACAGGTTTAAAAGTTCCTTACATCATTACTCTTGATGAAGGATCAGGACAGGTTTTAGCAATCAGAAGAAACTTTGATGCGAACGATCCGTCTAAAAAGAAAAAAGATTATTTTGTACACTTTAAGTTTTTACCAGGATTAGGCTTCTATGGATTCGGACTAATTCACATGATCGGTGGTTTATCAAGAACTGCCACAGCCGCGTTGAGACAACTTCTCGATGCCGGAACCTTGTCTAACTTACCGTCCGGATTCAAACAAAGAGGCATCCGAGTCAGAGACGAAGCTCAACCGTTGCAGCCGGGAGAGTTCCGTGATGTTGACGCTCCTGGTGGAAATTTAGCTGACGCATTTATGCCGTTGCCGTTTAAAGGACCTGATGGAACATTACTACAGTTAATGGGTGTTGTTGTAGAAGCAGGACAAAGATTTGCATCGATAGCTGACATGCAAGTCGGTGATGGTAATCAAAATGCAGCAGTAGGCACGACAGTAGCATTACTTGAACGTGGATCGCGGGTTATGTCAGCGATACACAAAAGATTGTATGCTGGAATGAAATGTGAGTTTATGTTACTCGCTAAATGTTTTGCAACATACTTACCAAAAGAATATCCATACGATGTAGTAGGTGGACAAAAACAAATTTTTGCAACTGACTTTGACGAGAGAGTAGATATTATTCCTGTTGCAGATCCAAACATCTTTTCGCAAACACAAAGAATTAGTATCGCACAAACACAATTACAGTTAGCAATGTCTAATCCTAAGATGCACAATTTATATGTTGCTTATCGTGATATGTATGAGGCGTTAGGTGTAAAAAATATTGACACGTTATTAAAAAAGCCAGCACAGCCACAACCAATGGACCCAGCTATGGAAAATTTAAAGGCTTTGACAGGAGAAACTTTTAAAGCTTTCCCAGGACAAGACCACCAAGCTCACATGGATGCACATTTAAGCTTTATGGGTACAATGATGGCACGTACAAACCCACAAATACTAGCAGCATTGCAAAAAAACATACTAGAACACATCACTTTGATGGCAACAGAGCAAGTTCAGCTAGAATTTAAGGACGAAATTATGGAAATGCAGCAAATGCAACAGCAAATTCAACAAATGATGGGTGGAATGCAACAAAATCCGCAAATGATGCAGCAAATGCAACAAAATCCGCAACTTGTTGAGGCACAAAAGCGTGTAAAACAGCTTACAGAGGCTCTTGAGTCAAGAAAATCAGTATTAATTGCAGAAACAATGGCAGAATACCTCGAAGAAGAGAAAAAAGTGCTAAATCAGATCGATAATGACCCATTATTACGATTAAAGAACGATGAAGTGCAGTTAAAAGCTAAAGAAGAGGAAAGAAAACGCGAAGAAGGCGAAACTAAGGCCGAAATGGACGCACTAAAAATGCTACAAAACAGACAAATTGCAGAAGATAAACTTGAGCAAGATGATGACCATGCTAAGCTTAGAGCATCAGTATCACTTGCAAAAGATGGTATAAAACAGATGCAAGCAACGATTAAAGAGGGGAATTAATAATGCCAGGATACGGTGGAAAAGGGCCTCGTGGAGATTATGGTGGAATGGATGGTTTTGGTAACCCAGATAGTCCAGAAGGTCCAGATAATAATAAAACTAAGGTAAATTATAGCGGATTAGCTCTTACTGACGAAGATGGAAATTTAATAATGTCTGGTGAAGATTTAAACACACCAGTAGGTCTTACACAAACATATTTCGACAATAACCCACAGAATATACAATCAGCGTATGACGCTGGTTTGATGGGCACAGGACTTGCTTCTACATTCAGTGATCAAGGTTTATTAAACACAAACTCTTTAACCAGTGCCAATACTAATATTAATCCAAACGTTTTGGCAGAAAGTGTTAATCAATTCTCCTATGGAGAAGAGGAACGTGTAAAAGAATTTATGGATATGGGGGTTCCTGAAAACGTAGCAAGAATTGCCGCAGCAGACATGAACATTTCTCTTAGTGATATTAAAGAAGCAATTGACAATAATCTTAACCCAAGTGATGTTCTTGGTGCAGGTTATAACGCCCTTGGTTTATCAAATTTTGATCCTACGTCTTTTGGTATGGCACAAATTGGAAAAGGAATTTTTAGTTTGGGTGAAGCAATGTTTGGTCCAACTATAGAAGGTCTTTCTGATTTGACAGGTATAGGAAACTACAAAGCAAAAAACTATTTTACTAAAAATCCTCAAAATTTTGAGACAGGATTTACTGGTCCTATGACGATGGACGAAGATGGTAATCT